GATGATCTTCGTCGAGTCAAACGGGACTGCCGTTGTTCCATCTTCGCCGGTGTAGGCCGTGCCATACAGCGCGTTCCAGATGATCTTATCTTTTGCGCGACCAGCAGCGTAAATACCGCTCTGCGAAAGATCGGATTTCGGGTCAACGAGTGTTTCAACGAGGTCGATCTTGTCCAACGGTACGGCACACGTTGCGACCTTTTTGGTCATCTTGCGCCGTGCATATTCCGGTTCGGTGAACTGAGTTGCCGCATAACGGGCGCGTCCAAACGTCATTTCAAACGCCTGAAGCTGATTGAAGAACGCTTGTCCGACAAGGCTTCCCTTGTTCCAGACGCTGTTCATCAGTTTCGATTTTTCCTGAGACAGGATATCCAGTGTGGATGCGTACTGTTTGGTAGGCATCACATCATAAAATTCATTAGCCATGAGATTACTCCTTTTTTGAGGTTTACAATTAACGACACATTTCGACTTTGCCGGTAAGAGTATCCCTCAGAAAAGGGGTCTTGCCTACGATTCACGTCCGTTTGACGAAGACCGGCCAAAAGGTTTTCTCATTTCTGAGAAGAGTGTCTATTCGCCTGTCTTGGTAAAAGCATTCTCACAAATGAGAATAAATGTCAACCACTATTTTTTGAAAAAGCTGTAACTTTCGCGTTTATTGCTTTAAGCTCCTTTAAAGCGGCATCATATTCGGTTGTTCTATTGGGGTTTTTTGCAAGTTCTACGACAATATCATACGCATGTTTTTGCTGTGTTTCCAAGCCCTGAATGGTGTTATGCAAATTGGCATCAACCATAACTCTCGAATTACCAGTCTCTTTCGCAATTGTGAGAAGAGCTTCGCGGATCGGCGTGTCTGCGCTCCATCCAAACCGAGAGTAAACGCCGTTAATTTCAGCAGTGATCTGTTCGGCATTCAACCCAAACTTCCTCGAAAGAGCCTGAAGCTCTGCCGCTTCCGCTGCTTTTGCCGCATTCTGTTCTGCAATCATCGCCTGTTCTTCGGCCTGAACGTATGCGCTCAACATCTTTTGCGCGTGATCTTTGCTGTTTTTGGCCGTCAACAACGTGGATTTGTAAATGTCTGCCAGTTTGTTGACGGACTCTTCGAAAAGCTCTTTCTGCTGTCCAACCAGTTCAACGCCTTTAATCTCGTCGGCCCCCATCTTTTTCCAGAACGCCCCGCGAACTTCTTCGGGTGCGTCTTCTGCCGGGATGTCGCCTTTTTTGCCAATCAAACTCTGTGCAGCGTACACGGTTTTGATGAGCGCATCTTCGTCTTTTACCTTCTCAAGCCAGCCTGTAGGCGCGCCTTGCGGGGCTTTGCTTTTGAATACGTCAAGTAATGAGGACTTAGTCTCTGTCGCCGGCTGTACGGCCTGCGGTGCGGCTTGCTGTTGCGTTTGTTGTGTTGTTTCTACGGGCGCAGTCTCCGTTGTGGTTACGGGTGCGGTTTCCATTACATCACTCATCTTCGTCATTCTCCTTGGTTTCTTTGATTTGGCGTTCCAGTTGTTTCTTGAGTCCCATCAGCGTATTACGATAGGTTCTCATTCCTTCTCTCGCAAAAAGATATTCGCTCGCGTTCGGGCAGTTGCATACCGCCACCACACTGCCATCTAAATTAAACGATTCGTCCAGTTCTTGAATCGTATTGATAAAATCAGCGTTTTCCATCAGCCGACCGTATCGCTTCAGGCGGTCTTCAATTGTTTCGTTTTCCACAGTCCTATCCTCCGTACATCAGTTGCTCTGTCATAGAACCCGGCTCTGGTGCTTTGTTCCCCTTTGCCGCCGCCTCTGCCATTGCCATCGTGCGCTGGTCTTGCATCTGCTTATCCATCTGCTCCTTGAACGCTTCGGTTGCTTCTTTTGCTTTGCGCTCGCTTACCAGAATATCAGGCGATGCGTTTACACCTTCTCGAATCTTTTCAGGCAACGCCGCCCAGTTTGTCCGCGCCATGAACGAATACTGCATAACCGAATCCGGAATCATCTTCCCAATTTGGCCGGCATACTCAGCGTATTCCATTTCAGCCATCAGCTTGATGCGCTTCTGCGAGTTCGTCAGCTTCGACTTGTACACGAAGTTCACGCGCCCGCCGCTCATTGCTTCCTGAATTTCAGGCCACGACCCATACTTTTTAAACTCTCCAGCCTCTCCAAGCAGTAAAAACACCCATCTCAAGTACGGGTCAAGCCGTTCCTGAATAAGAGGCCCGGTCAGCTGGTCGACCATCTGCTGCGCTTTACCGACGATTTCTCTAGTCTGGTAGGCAGTAATGTTTTTCTTGTCAACAACCGGGTTGAAATAGTCCAGATAGAACATACGTCTCATCTGGTCGGTTTGAAGTTCAATGTATTGCAGGATGAATTCAGGGTTGCTTTTCGGGTTCAACGCCTGCGGTGGCCCGCTGATTCCTGTGTCATTGTAAATCAGTAATGAAGCATTCTCCTGATTCGACCACCGGAACCCATTCTGCCCCATGCTTGCACCAATTCCAAGGATCGGAACACCGGCCAGTCGAGCGCACCGCTCGTATTCTTTGCTTGCTCTCTCAATCGCTGACATTGCCGATGCTGTATCCAAGCACGGCCCACGCCCCAAACTCTCATTTAAAATCTGTTTCACCCGATAAACCATGAATTTCTGTATGTCGGTTCCGCCTTCTTCGAGCAGATAGCATGAATCTTTCTCATAAGTGAGAAGCTCATAGGCTTTATTCTTGTTGTCGCGCTTTGCGGTGTCTCTTTCGCCTCGCGGCCCGCAATAGTGGATGATGCAAACTTCCATCTCAGGATTCGTTTTTACCGCGTCCCGTACCTTCTGGCTTACTTTGTCTTCACCAAACTGCCTTGACAACGCGCCAGCAGACGTTTTCCGCTCAATCCACACGATATCCGGCACTCCTTGATAGTTCTGCGCGAACCAGAACGACCCAAACGGTACGCATACATGGTTTAGTTGTCCGTTAATCCGCTCAACATAGAAACAACTCGTTCCGTCCAACCCTGCACCACGCTGGTCTTTAAAAAATTGACTGTAAAAATTGCTGTGATTTATCCGGTTTCGCATGATTTTAGAGATGTCCGTAAACATTTCGGCATCCTCGTCGATCTTGTGTTCGTCTTCCGCACCGAACCAGTCGCTCCCATGCGTTACCGTCTCAGAAACAATCCCATTTGCGTAGTTATCCAAAAACAATGTACCAACCACCGACACCCGCCGCTGATTGAGTTTTGTTCCTTTGACTACCTGTTGTCGCAACTGCGCCGAATCGGGCGAAAACAACCACCGAACATCATCTACCGTCGTCGTAAAGTTCTGCCATTCATCACTCCCAGCAATGGCATTCCTGCGCTGTTCGATCTTCTTTATCCCCGTTTCGTCGTACATATCGCTTTACCCCAAGGTTTGTTTCATTCCGCCTAACACCGCGTTCTGTGACCTCTGTCCAGCCGTCGCCGCCAAATATGCCGCGCCTTTTTTATTCTTCGCTCGCATCAGCATTCCAGACCGAACGCCTTCAGATCCAGTCGTCAAAGTGGCCGTCGGAGTTACAGGAGCAACAGGTGTGTTTCGTGATACGGTTTGAGATTGTGCATATCCAATCGCGCCACCAGCAATAGCACCAGTTGCCGCTATACCAACTCCAGTTGCACTTGAACCAGCATATCCACCAGCAAGCCCGCCGCCAATAAGACCACCAATAACAGCACCAGTTATAGGATTCTCAGGAGTGTTTTTATCAATGAATTTTTCAACAGAATCAGGCAATACCGTTTTCTTTACTTTTTTTACCCACTTTTTCAGGTATCCCATCTCGCTACCTCCATCACTTTTTCCGCACCGTATTCTCAATTCTGAGAAATGTCAATCAAAATACCCGTCCATCTTAATCCCATCTACCCAGTCCATCCCTCCAGCTCCACTATTCCCGAACTTTGGCTTCACTATCCCAAGTTCTAACGCTTCACATAAACACCTATAGGAATCCGCGCAATTCGATTCGATGCTATGTTCGGGCACACCAAGGCCAACCCCGTCGCTATCCTTCTTCTCGTGATAACTAGCCAGCCTGTCAACCGCATCCCTGCACTTGCTAGACCACTTGATCCCTCTCCACCGTCTGCGGCATATCTCTATCGAGTGCATGATGTTTTGGCCACGCCTTGGGACCGCCACAAACTCTATCCCGCTTTCTTTTGCCCACGTCCAGTTAGTCCCAGCCAAACCAACAGTACCCCTGTTTATATCCCACGGCGCGTAATGCCCACCGTACATATACCCCTTGCTATTCAATATCTGCGCGTATTCTGCCCACGTTTTCCCATAGTCCTCGTGGTATTCAATAACCCCAATCTCTTTCGGTTTCGGTAAGTCATCTCCCGGAAACTGTACAAACCATATAGACATCGCATCAGTACACTTTTCCGCCGTTCCCTTCCCTAAGTCCCAAAACGTGTACACAGGCAATCTCGAGTCATAAGTATACGCACCAATAGCACCTTCAGCCTTTGCGACCTCGTACTCGCTCGCATAGTACCCATCCATCACCGCCGTCGTCGCTCTATTCAAAAATTCCTGCATCGCCAGACCATGACTGATTTCCCCAATGTCTATCAATCTCTGAATGTTCGTGTACGGTTTCTTCGTGTACGGACTCACCAAC